TTAGCTACTGCTGTCTGGCTGATATCAATGGTGAACTCGTGTTGGTACATAACATTGCCGTTGCCTGGCACAACCATTGCTTCAATCGTCAGGTCTTTAAGCTTGGGGGTGTTGGTTGCTGTACTGCCACGAAGCAGATGAACTCTCATACCTATGTTAATTGCACTGACCCCGGCATTAGACGCAAAAGTATTAGCAGTAGTAGCCGATGTAAAGTTTCCAAGCGCAGTAGTAGTTCTAGCTGCATTATCAGTACCATACTCTATAGCTATATACTCATCTGATGCCGATGAATTAAGGTCATCAGCATTAACGTGTCCTCGTAGCCATGCCTTCGATTCGTGAGGCATTCCAAGGTCTATATATGGTAAGTCCAGATAGCCAACAACATTGTCGGAATCGTCCTCTCGCTTAATAGATATACCAGACCGAGGATTTACATTAGGCTCACCTAAGAACTTGGCATTGGACACATCAGTCCCTGTTCTAATCGCATAGTGTAATCGTGGCGTACCGTCATCGTCGCCGCTGAAATCAATCCATTCAATAGGCTGATTAGCTGTAGTATTCTGTGTCATATGGTGCCACCCAAAATTATTGTGGGCTAACACCCTGGACTTCGTAGAACCTGAATGACCACCAACTGACATGTACAGGAAGTCACCTGCACTTTTCATCCAGCTGACAGCCCCCATCATGTCTGACGGAACACTGTCTCCTGAGTTTAGACCGAAGCCGTTTTCTATTAATCTTCTGTCTCCCTGTACAGTCAGCTTGTATATGGATGCTGGGGACGAATCACCGACGCCCTGCGCTATCCAGATAGAGCCGTTATGGATTGTCATCCTCCTACCATTGTCACCATGGCCTGTCATAGGGAATATCAGTTGGTAATCCCAGTCAGTCCCAGATGGATCAACAACATATATTCCTTCATAAGTTGCTACATATATCTTTAGTATCCTATCGATATCAGGATATGCACATATTCCAAGCGGGCCATCGTTTGAACTAATACGCACGTTCTGATCGACCCATTTCATATTCTCGTCAACATCAGATGTTGAATAGAACCTTATAACTTTACCTACTTCATCCCATACCGCAGCTACTAACTCGTCCCCCAGGGTAAGAAGTAATCCTGCATCTATATCTTCATTAGCTGTAACTACGTTTGACAGTAGTGAGTGTTGTATGTCTTTCATTACCGTTACAACAGAATCGTCAGCATGTGGAGATGCTGCCGTTGCTTTAGTTGTACCGTTATATCCTCGTATTACAGTTAAATTATTTGTTGCTATAGCTGTAATATGCATCTGCTCATCATTAACTAATATAGTGTCATGTACGGATAACTCAGCTGCTGAATCTACAGCTACAGTCGTGCTATCTTCAATCGCTCCGTTTATGAGAGTCATTTTCGTCTGGCTAGTCGGTATTCCTGTCCACGTAGCTCCATCAGTTGACGTGGATATGACATGGCTTTTTCCTTGTATTCCAAGAGCGATCAGTTTATTTTTGTGAGGAATCATATCCAATCCAACTACCTCAGTAGCCGTCGTTCCAGTAACAGGAACCGCCACCATGACATGATTGCCCCCACTTACTGTCCAAGACATAGTTGTGCTGACCCCGCTTGCGGTCTCATGGCTAGAACCAAATCGAAAATCTCCACTACCAGACCCTGTATTACCATTTGAGACCTGTGTCTGCCCTGCTCCCACAGTTAGAGAGTGAGTATCATCAGTGGTTACATAATCAATAACGATATCTCCAGCCACAGTTGTGGCAGTTAAGTCTGCTGTATGAGAGGCTCCAGAACTACTATCGTATTCTTTTACTATCGTTCTAATGGGACTACCTATATCTGCATTTTTAAAATCAAATACTTGTATAGCCATTTTTCTAGAAGTTGCAGCCGTGCCTACAATATTTGCTGTACCTACAGGGGGATTAATTAAGTACCAGACGTTTATACCAGCGTTACCTCCAGACTGCGACTCTGCAAGAGTTAAGGGAATTTCATCATAAGTAATACTAGAGGGTTCCTTTCCCGATAGTACTACAAGAAGCCTCAAATTATTGTCAGCTATTGTATGACTGAGAGTAATTGTAGTTCCATTAGTTGTTATTACTGCTTCCGCTTCACTCACCATGGTAAGCACAGTGTCCATAATAGTCCCACCGTTTTCCCATGTAAGGGTATTTCCTGAAACAGGGTCTTCTTCTGCACCTGTGTACTGTCTGTTCAGTAACGTGGTGGAGGTTCCGTCTTCCCACATACCATTCAGTTCGCCTAGAAAATTAGCTGATGCCCTTATGACTTCAAGCCCGGTATGTGTACTATCCTCAGATTGAATAGGAAGATAGACGGCATCCATCCACCTGGTGTCGCATGTACTGTCCCAGAAACGTCGATATTCTTTAGCTTCAAATGCAGCATCTGAGTTAATTCGATAGCGCCCAAACCCATATGTCATGTTGGGATGGATAAATGTTTCGTATGGACTTACGTCTTGAGGTCGAGTTCTACCTGTCTGCCTGATCGGTTGAACAAATTGACGGACTGGACGAGAAACCATCTTGGTTCCGTCTTCGCTCGCTTTGAGGGCGTAAGTCTGACTGTTGAGTCTAATGTCGAGTCCAGCCATTTCACCGCCTAATAAGCCATGCTAGGGGCTTTAAAACGTGGGCGTGGTACTCTGAGTCCTACTGCTCCACTTTCAATAGCCTTGTTGTACTCCGCTTCGTATTGCCGTGCCATCGTAAACCAGTAACTATCTGGTATTCCCATCGACATCTCATCCGCAATCATCTGGCGTACCTTATTGTATAGAGGTTCCAGTAGTTCTCCATCTATCTCGACGGTACTGGCATCGCTCGATACTGATGATAGCAAGTCTGTACCTACAATCCTTAACCTATGGTGTGATGGCAAGTTACCTGTGAATCGTAGTGTTCCCCCGGTGGACGCACCATCTGCGGGTGGAACTATGTCCCAGTTAGTGATCGGAGTGTATGGTCTATCAAGTGCTTCTGACTGTCCGAGTGTAAGGAATACTTCATCAACATACACTGCTAGAATCGCTCCCGATGTAACAGATATACCAACTACAGTTGCAGTATCATCTTGAGTAAGAATCACACTACCTTTCAGCAACTCCCAACCAGTTCCACCGTGAGTCTCTGACTGAACTGTGCCATCTATAGTTAATGAAACACGACTTGCTACTGTGCAATAGACCCATGCACTCACGTTTGCTTCCATTCCCTGTGTAGCTACCGCTGTGTAAGTCGAGGATGTAGAGTCAAAAGTTTGAACAAGCGTAGTCAGAGTATTAAGGGCAACTGCTAACCGTGCTGAATTGTTTCCTGATAGTACGGCATAGTTGGTAGGAGAACTTGTCTGTTCCTCCTGGTTTACTGATGAAGTTCCACTACCTGTACTGGTGACACTCCAATTTTCTGGGGTAGTAGCATTAGTCCAGTTCTCAAATGAGCCGTTGACTAACAGATTCTCTGCATCTGTCTGCGCTTCATATCTTTCACCAAGATATATTCGGTTTACCTTCCTAATGGTTGAAGGTATCTCATATGTGAACTGCCTGTTTCCTGTAACTAAGGTTTCAACATCACGGACGATACCTATCTGAGGCCATACTATTTGCCTGGCACGGTTGTATGCTCTCATCACATTGTTCGGCGGTACTGGCATCAATTCATATGTTGAATCCGCACCATCAGTACCAGCGCCCCAAGCCTTTGAAACTGTAAGAGTTCCACTGGACTGAGCATAGTCTGTGATACGCCTGTACTGACCGTCTCTGTTGTTACTTGTAACTATGGCAAACCAGTTACCATTGAAGTAATCATCAGCTGAATAGAGATCAGTTAAACCTGTATCTATAAGAGAAGTGTTGGCTGCGACATTTGTAGTCGTCGTGCCAGTAACCAGACCAAAAGGTCTGACTATCTCTTGTCTCATAGTTTCCCAGGATGTGGTTCCCACTATTTAGCCTCAATAAAATCTGGGGTTATCTCTCCAGCACCGTTAGCCTTCTGGCCTTCCAATTCCTCGATGCGCTTTTGCATCATCTCTCTCTGTACTCTCTCGCTTACTATGCGATTAAGTTCGTTCTGAGCCTGTGGCATCCTGCGAAAGAGTTCCGCAAAGTCTGCATCTATAACCTGGATTTGTTCCTGTTGTTCCTGTGTCATTATGTTGCCGCCGTGAATGTTTTAGGTGTTGGCACAGCAGCTTTATTCTGTTGCTTGTTAGCATTAGCGACGATTCTAGTTGCGAGATAATTAACCATTAATGATTGCCATTCGGCATCAGTATTAACTGGGTCACCGTCACCTGATGTCATTTCTGTCTCATAAGCAAGGGCAAGTACCCTTGTCGCAGAGTCAATAGCAACCGTCTTAGTTACTCCCCCCTCTACACTAATAGATAAAATGCAATCACCTGTTGCCACCTTTAACCTCCTGTAATTCTTGTCTTAATTCCTGTATTGCTTTAACTAAAGTTGGAACGAGATGCTGGTATTCAACTTGGAACATTCCATGAACATCACACTCAAGCCCTGCCATACAATTTGTACAGTCTCTTCCACCACCTTGGTCGTTGATAATCCAAGGAGCAACCTTCACAGTTTCTTGAGCCAACATCCCAACGTATTTTCCTCTGTAGTTTTTCCCATATTTAATAGTGTCTGTTGGGTCATCCCATCCAAAATCAACTACGTTAAGTTCATCAATTAAATTAAGAGCATCTATAGACGTAGACTCGATGTCAGTTTTAAGTCGTGCATCAGATGAAGTAGTAATAGAGGTGTTGCCTATATACAACGTACTTGCACCCGAACCATTTGTTGCATTGTCTATAAGGTTATTTGTTGAATCAGATGGCCCGATGATTACACCGTCATCAAGCCTTGCTTTTCCTGAGTCCACCCATAAAGCATAGTTAGCTGTATCCCCTTCTGTTGGGGCATTTTCTATATATACAGTACTGCCTCTTGTAATAGTATCCCCACTATCTGTAATACCCGGCTCATCGACATATAGACTTGTTATAAGAGGAATAGTTTGGGACTCACCTTGGGTAGTAACAGTTCCACCTGTTCCAGTACCTATGACACAATGAGCATACCAATAGATAGTTGAATCTGTTGTTCTTTCTGTTGCAACTAAGTCATATCCAATACCAAGACCGTATAAAATTTGATTGTCGTTTTTCTGAGTATGTGACCCCATGAATCTAGCAGCATAGGTTGACGCACCTGAATGATAAAAGGAAAATCTTTGGGCTGAACCAATATGGTTGATACTATCCCCTGTGTTGAGTGTAAAGGCATAGTCAGTATTATCTCTTGCTATCACCCAATCTGTATCTGTTGTTGCACCATTTACAGTATTTGATGTGCCACCACCAAAGTGGATGGAAGTGTCTTCTGCTCCACCATCTCCAAGAATTAAGTCTGGAGTTGTACCTCTTACATTTATGTCACCATAAGTAGTGATTGCACCATCTAATCTTGTGATGCCAGAGTCTACCCATAATCCATAGGTATCACCACCACCTATATACACACCGTAATCATTCGTACCAGCAGTCTGATTATCAATGTACAGTCCATAGTTATTGGTAACCACAGCATCAGTACCACCAGAAGTATCTACAGTATTAGAACCGATATGTAATCCAGCCATACCTGTAATGGTTGCTGCCGAACCTCCAGCCTGTGCAGTCACATTTGCCTTCGTATAAAGTCCTCGTAACCCAAGAGTGTTTGTCCAGTTCTGGGTATTAGCGGTACTTATGTTAGCAACAAAATATCCACCATAAACAGCCGATGTATAAGCAGCCGATGTTTTATGCCAGTACAGGTCATTAATCTGTGCATATCTGGCATTGTTATCACCAATAACCGAAGGGGTTTGCACGTTCCTGATATTGATAGTTGAATCAGGAACAACTCCTACACCCACATTTGTACCTAACTGCACATCTTGAGCAAACGTCACCCCACCGCCATCTGCGATAGTCATCGCCAAATCACCATCGGTATAGTCGATGGTTGCTACTTCAAGGGAGCCAGTGATCTCTACACCAGATGCGTGAGTTTCTAGTTTTTTAGAGTTGCTATGGTAAAGTTCCACAGCACCACTATTAGTAAATGTAGCCATTGATGCCCCACCATGAGTCTGTATTTCTACAGCAGCAGCATTGGACGAGAGTATTAAGTTACCTGTACCTACATCTCTAACATAGCTATTACTTCCGTCATGGAATAAAACAAGATCATCGCCAGTACCCATGTAAAAGTAAGTAGAATCTGGAAACTTTAGAGAATTGGCACTCTCATCCCAAAGCATATACTTACCAGATGCCGCCCCATAGAAAGTAACATCATGTCCAGTATCATCAACTCCAACGGTTAACGCACCAGTAACAGTCAGCGTAGACCCATCAAAGGTCAAATTCGATTCGCCCTGAATCTGAGTGGCGTCAGTAAACGTGGCAACTTCGTTATTGCCTCCGTCTCCGACTAATCCAACTCTTCCTCCGGGAACGATAATCATCTAGGAAACCTTCCCAAGTATGACGTCTACCTCGACATTGTAGAAATGTCCTCGTAGTTCAGCATCAGTACTTGTATCTCGTATGAATTCCATGGTCGAAAATTCTGATTCACCCAAATATACTACATCACCGCTACCTATTAATTGACCCTCTGATCCTGTTGGACTTGTGCCATCTCCTCTTGCTCGTACAGCAGCTGATTCAATGGTGCCGACAAAGCTTCTGGCCCCGGTAGGTATTGTTGTAATAAGAGCCGACCCCATACCAAGTATGGTTACAGCTGAGTCACTTATAGTTCCTGATGTGTAATCGAGTGCCTGTGGTTGCCTTGCCATAACTTACTCCTTCTCTTCAGGCTCTGTCCTGTAATGACCAATTGGTGCCGCAACTGAGTTCTCCTCATTCGGCATCGGCAAATGATCTAAGGCGCCCTCTCTAACATTGTGTACATGTGCATCACCTTTAAAGTCTGGGATAATCATACGCCATTGGTCTTCAATTGGCATCAAGACCGCAGCTGGTATATGACCGCCCCACTTCTTGTACATCTTTTCAAGCCATACCTGGTGTGCGTACTCCGTATCGTAGTCCGTATTAAGAAGCTGAGTTATTGCTGAAGCGTAAGCCTTCTTAAACTGTGACGTATCGTGCTTTGTACCATGTCCATTATGCTTGTCTGGGTGACAGGCCGCAATACTATCAACAAGAAAACTGGCGACATCCTCAATTGAATCGCCCATGGCTATCAGGTTATCTGTACCGTTGCCTATGGGTACATGATGGACATGCCCTTCCTTGGTCTCAAAAGAAACATATGCGTATGGCGACCTATACCCCCGCTCGTTAATCTTTGCAATAAGAGGCACAAACGAGGGATGGTACTTATTATCTTTATTGTCTTCAGACATCGCTATATGTGACCGAGAGAGCCTATCTGACCCTCCCAGTCACCCTCCGTTGACCTTTCCCATAGGGAACCCCCTTATGGGTTAATGGTTAGATTAACGTATCCATAGTCCGTTGTGACTGGAGCAATGAGTGAAGCTACACCAATAGTCTCCTCATTTTCATTACTACCGTCTCGGTCTAGAGGCTCACCTGATCCTGCGGTGTTGTCAGAAACCCTGACATGATTGCCTATAACAAAAGCTACGTCACAGAGTACTGCTGCTGGCCCCCATGTTTGAAGCCAACCGTAGTCATCGTCGTCGAAGTCTGTTGGGGCTACACCTACGGCATGGCCTGTAGCAGTAGTTGGATACACAATGAAGTCCTTATAAGGATTCTTTGCAAGACCCGCTATTGTCGCAGCCTCAAAAGCAACAGCAATTGCATCACCGTCGTACAGATTTATGGCTCCACTACCGCTACTGTCAATAGCGTCATGTTGCCTAATCTTGTAGTTATGGCCTTGTCCTGTACCATCGTTTATATATAAATACCCATCAGCATACTGGTCTTCAGTTACCGCGGTACCACCTACTGTTACGGTTACACTTTTATCTCCGACTGAAGCAGTGTTAGTTGCTAAGTCCATGTCGTGATTTGCTACCCCGACAGCACTTTGGCAGATTGCTCCAGCAGTTTGCGCTCCGTCGGTTTGTCCATAGTAGAAAACTCTACTGTCAGGCAAAACCATTCTTGTTCCGAAAGGGTGAAGCTTTGTTGTGCCAGTGACTTTCTCATCACCATAATCACCCCATATTGTTCCATACGTGAGTGCCATTTTAATACCTCAATGTCACTAAATTATTTCTTCTTTCTTCCACGAGCCACTCGTTTGATTGCACCTGTCAATCCATCATCTTTCTTAGCGGTCTCAGCTTCCTCTACAGGAACTTCTTCCTCCACTACTTTAGGTTCTGGAATAACAACCTTCATCTGTTCGACTGTTGCGTGGTTTTGACCTCGTCCTCTTGGAGGAGGTGCTACATAGTAAGCCCTATGATTCTGTGTTGCTCTTAAACTTTTAAAGCCATGATCATGAACTAAGCAGTAATACTCGTAGTCCTTCATTCTCTCCGTTACTTCACTTGGTGGGTCATACCTTAATTGTACTCCTCTATTCTGGCAGTACATTCTGTATGCATCCCACGTAATAAACTTTCTGTCTGCCTTTCTTCCAGGCACAACATACGGAGCATCCGCATATAAATCACCCTCAGTGAATTCGGCGGTCTCAGACGTCTCAACGTCAACAAGTGGATCAACACTTGAGCGGAGACGGAAACCCTTTTGGAGATAATTACGTAACTGCACAGCATTAGCACAGGGTAACGGATTGGTGGCTTGCCAACCGTAGTCGTCTTCACGACCATAGTTAGTTACTGTTACACGATGGTACAGAATTGCCCTTCCACGTTCTACCCAATGAGGCTCCTGTCCTACACCTAGCTTATAGCCAAGTTCGTTCCTGAGTTCTCTCTGTATAAACGTCCATTCCATCTCTCTGAACATCTCGACGTGTTCTCGTGCTGGGCTATCATCATCAAGGAAGTAGTCCCACGAGTCTACAACGATTTGCTCCTCTGTGGCTGTGGTCATCTATTTCTCCTTCTACGCCGACGTCGTCTGCGCGGACTATCGTCTACGTTCCGATTCTCCTGGTCGACATCAGGCTCTTTGCCTCCAAAGGAAATGGTATCCACAACCTGTAGGGGCATTGATACTGAGGGTGCTGTAGCATACTTGTGCATGAGTAATACATCAATTGACCCTGCCTTTACATGGGTCTCATAATCATTTTTAGTTCTGTCTATATGTTTCTGTCCTTGGTTCTTACGCATCGATAACGGTGATCCACACCCAGTACAGTGAACCATTATCTGTCCACCTTCACCTATACCCTGGTGCAACTCTGCTTCCTTATGAGATTCATAGTTGGCTTTAACCTGGGTCAGGTGTCGCTGTATATCTCCTTCATGGAGCGAGGTTTCGTTACAGGCAGAACACTTAAAGACTATCTTACTAAGGTAATAATCCATAGCAAGATGACGTTCAAGTGGCTCTGTCCATGATTCATCAACCAAGTCCCATATACGAATCTTCGACGCTTCAGTCGAGTCCATATCAAACAGGATGGCATCACGTCCACTTTCGTCAACGATTCGCCTCCGTTCTTTTGAAGAAGGTGCTTCACCTTCATATGTCGGTACGCTTTGATTAACCAAAAAACATCAATCCTTAAACAGTTGTGGCTGCATCAGAGAACACTTCAACACCGTGAGGGTCAGCCCTCTCACCTTCTGCCCACTCTTGGAAGATTCCGTACTCTCTCGCTCTGAGTGAGTTGTCGTCTTCCTCTGTCACATCAGCATCATTAGCAATAACCATGTAAAGCGCCCCGGAAGCAAAGATTGCACCCTTGGCGTCATCACCGCTATCGCGTGAAATGTTACCGCTGTGGAATATGGGAATACCATAGAGTCGGTCAGAGCCTCTCCACCATCGTTGCACCATATCTGCTGACAAACCAAACCTTGAACTGGCTACTGTGCCAGGGTCTGACAAGTCTGCAATTATGTCGCTGATCTGTTCAATATGCATTGCTGCATGTAGAGGCATTGGAGCAGGACCAAAATTGGTGTTGTTATCTGTTAATAGATAAGCTGCCGCTCCTCTGAAATGTGTAATATCCATTGCGCTACCTGCGCCAACGATTGACTTTGAAAAGCCATCATAAAGTGCGATAACGTCTTTAGCCATGCGCCGTCGCAATGACGATCCAATCTGTCTACCCGCTACGGAAACCACACTGCTATCTCCCTGTCTCCTAACGAGACGATTAGATAGTGTCACTAGAATACCGTGTTCTGCGGGAGTCAACTGGAGCGTATTTGTAGCAAGCTGCTGAACCGAAGTCAGGTCAACACCCTCTGTGAGGGCTTGAGCATCTGTTAATCGAGCATAAGTGCTTATGTCCCATTGCTTTACGCCAGTGGGAATGCGCTCACTCTCAATCAAATCCGGGTCTGGTGCAGCAGGCTCAAATGCTTCCTTTGCAGAAGCAATCACGATGCGCTGTCCGTTTGTTAAGTTAGAAGTGCTGGACAGCGAAATTCCTGTTGCCATTTAATTCTCCCTAATTATTATTGTCCTGCTTCGGACAACCTTTTCTTGTAGTCTTCAAAAGAAAGCTTATCTTCTATGTAAGCCCTCTCTATCTGTTCGACTGTCCTCATGTTATTAGAAACACCATTAGCTGGAGTCCCTGCCTGTGGCGGACTCTGTACTTGTGGTTGTTCTGTTTGAGTTGGTTCTGGTGTAGTTGCTTGCGGTGTTGGACTTGCCATTACCGTTCTTAAACTACTAAAGAACCTATCTCTCCTTTGACCTTCAGACAATCCGGGATCAGTAAATGCTTGATAATCAATACCTGGGGTTTGAGGATCAACTCCCATGCTTCTCGCGATAGCATAAATTTGTTCCCATTCCGATGACGCGTCTTGCGTTTCGGCTTGGGGTTCTGCTGTCTGTGATTGCACCTGTTGCTGTTGAAGCTGTGCATTTTCATTCATCAAGTACTCGAATCCTGCTCGGTATTCTTCTGGTACCTGTTGAGCATACTGTTGCATAGCTTGGTAACGCTGTTGCATCGCTCCCTGTTGGTATTGTTCTCGCATTCCATTCAAGCCCCTGTCCACCTTTGACTGCAACCCGGCTACTTGTCTTTCGGTGCTGGTTCTTAAATCCTGAACCAATCCTTTTAAAGCCCGGAGTTCTTCAGTCACTGGGTCAGCTGCTTGAGGTGTACCCTCCTGAACAGCGTCCAGTTGTGCCTGATCCTGATCCAATCCAGATGTAAAATCTGTGTTTTCTGTAGTCACCTAGAGCCTCCTATCGTTTGATGAGAAAATGTGACGTCTTTCACAGTTTAGTTTTTGTTCCTAGTTAATGTCAATTATTATCGTGCTGGAACTGTTCCCAGTTCTTCCTCTCTTTGCATTTGTTCTAAATATAAAATGTTTTTCATTTCTTCAGGTAATCTGTCAAATTGAATAAACCCCCACTTAAGCAATATACGAGATATAGCCAACGCACGTTCTTTCTGTTCAGGGGGAACTACAGATTGTCCTGTTCTAAAGTTTTTAGGATTAGTATCAAAGTTAGGGTCATCATCATCCCAACCAGCACTTCTTGCCATTTTCTTCTGGAAACTAGCATCTTCTAATGCTGCATGTAATTTGGGGTCATGCATCATATTTACAAAAACCCCACTTCCCTCCTCAGTTTCTGTGTCATCTCTAATGTCACGTTGCATTGCAGAGTACTTATACCTTAGATAAGACTCGTAAACCCCTGCCTTCTTTACAACATCACTAGTGATATAAAAGAAATTATCTGCAAGGAAAGCCATATTATCCTGATATTCTCTAACGGCTTCAAAGAAATATCGACGATCACTGTCTGTGTCAGCCCGGCTAACAGGAATTGCTGTACTTACAATCCTCTTATAACCAGGATCATCCAAGTTAATCGTGCCATCCTCATTTAATAATGTAATAACCCCCATAGCGATAGCTTGATTAATGACTTCTTTTTGTTGCTTCTCTTTTAAATCAAAATCAAAATCAGGAGTAACCATCCCCTGTATCACAACCCGAGGAGCTTGGATACTATGATACTTATCACGGAGTAAATCAACTAAATAATTAGGGTTTTCCCATCTGTTTAACTGAGCTGCTTTCCATATTGCCGCCTCTTCAGTAATATGCTCACTCCATGCGATATTTTTTCTTGATAAATATGTACGTATATGATCTCTTCTAATTGGCCCGACAGGAACAGACAAAACACTTTGCATTGCCCCTATGATAGGTTCTCCAGTCTTTGGATTAGTTCCCCCCTGCTCAATTGACTCAACTGAATTAGCGTAATCTCTAATACCAGTAAACCACTGTTCCTGGGGACTGTCCTTCGGGGTTTTTGCCTTACGATCAGCCCAGTAGGCTAACATAGTAGGATGGGCATCTACGTCTATTTGTTCCTGTGAGCCATCTTCTAGGTCTTCATACATCTTTCCCGGATACATCTGTTCAGTTAATTCGTTCTGTAAATCTCGTGAAGTAGAGAACGTCTGAAACCCACCACCGTACAAGGAAAATGCCGTTCCCGCATATGCAATAGGATTACTAAGAAACTGATTTATGTCATGTCCCTCTCCCGACGTCTTTTCAACAACATCCATGATGTCCCCTATCAACATGGGAACTGCTCTATCAATTAAAAAATCTGTTGTCAATATATCTCGCGGTTCCATTGCCTCTCCAAGAAAGTCTTCGCCTGTAACCAGGTCTGAACCAAGAGCATAAGCAGGGTTTTCCTTAGATCGCATGAATCGCCCAAATACCTCTGCTCTACTTTCAAGAAATCCACCCGGAACATCATAGATATATCCTGTGGTCAAGCTCTTTCTCTCTGCGGATTTTACATCTCCAATCATCTGTGCCGTGTATCGCATTAACGGTTGCCACCCACCAAAGAAATCAAATCTATGTGTACCTACTTTCCCTTTACCGAAATCCGATGAACGAGGGTCTAATTCTACTTCCGCTCCTGCCAGATGCAATTTTCTCAACCACATCATGCTAGTTTCAGCAAACCCTACCATGCTTCTGGCCCACATCTTGGAAGCAAGAGCGTTTCTATCCATACCAGCCTTAATAGCACCGCCAACAATAAAAGAAGGCCCGGATGTTGCAAACCTTGGAGCAAAAAAGAGCGCACTTAAAATATCTGTGGCTCGGCCTTTATTAGCCCAGCTAGGTAATGGGCCTCGACCTGTTCCCCAGTTAATCATTTCGGCAAGGTCTTTATAATCCTGATATGATCTTTTAACTCCAGAAACTTCCCATTCAGAAATTGTGCGATAAAAAATATCATGTCGATATTTATTTAAAAATGACGCATATGCTCTTTCCGATGCCTTAACACCAGGTATCCACGAAGCAAACTTACTAACAAACTTTTCTTCTCTGTAGGTTGTTCCAGTACCAGCTTTAGTTCCTCGTTCCGCATAAAAAAGTCCTGAGTCACTGGCAATTTTGTACATTGGGTGATTCTTAATACTTGCCTCAAGGGCTAAAGCATTCTTTTCACTGAAAGCAACCTTATGCATAGCAATTGCAGCATCCTTAAACTCCTCAGGATAGGCTCCCATAAGCGGGCGCCCCTGTCTTAATGGGGCAGACAAGTCCATGCTTGCAATCATTGTTCTAGGCAATGCAATGACATCAAAAATCCCATCTGCAATTACAGTCTTCCATCCTACCTCTTCCACCATATCAATAATGTCACTTCCGAATAACTGTCTGAGTTCCTGTATCTGGGCAGGTTGGGGTACCTGATCCCCTTCTGTAAGAGCAATAAAGGCTTTCCATTTATTAACAAAATCAAAAGGCTTATCTGGATCACTTTGCCCGCGAATATAGCGAACGAGTTCATCGTACTGATCAGACGTTAAAGGATTAGTATCTGAAAGAGACTGCCAATTTGCTTTTTCGTACTCCCCTCCAAGCGCACGTAAAGCGTCATTAAAAACATCCCGATCTATAAGCCCATTGTTTGCTGGATCATTAAACTCTTTTGTTAGCTTATCTGTTAGTTCAGCTATACGTTTTCTTTTCTCATGCTTTACGAGTTCAGTCTGTTTTTTTCTTACCGAAGCTGACTCTTTAATTTTTTCTACTATTGTTTTTACAATAGGATCATCAGGCATAGGAATTCTTTCAGCAGTAAAAGATGCTACCTTTGAAGCCTTCTTCATCGCATCCTCATCCCATTTATTTCGTAAAGCTTTTGCTGCTTCCTCTATCATCTGGTCAGTTGCGGTTAACGGAAAACCAGAATGTGTCCCAAACCAGTTCATCCCACCAATAAAGGTAGGAAACGTAGGAGGATCAAACACTTTTTTTTCTACCATTTCGGCAGCGTCTTTAGCCGCCAATTGAGCCGATTGATCTATTACTGGTTTCCCTGTAATGGGATTCCTACGTTTTACAACTGGCTTTGCTTTTTTTACCTCTTTAATAGTCTTAAATGCATTTTTACCAATCTTATAAGGCAATCGCCCCGGAAAAAAAACATACGGATCACCAAAAGTCATGTCCCACAAACCCTCGACTCCCCATGGGGCAGGATTTACCTCATCAGAAAGCTTCATAAGTTCTCGTAAAGAAAGCTTCCGCCCAAGTTCTTCTTCTTTTCTTAATCTGTGCTGTGCTAAATTGTAATGATATACATCCAGATTAGTGCCAGGAACAGGGTTAAGACTACCAGGGTCCCATAATGCTCTGCCTCCTAAGCCCTGAAACGTCTCAAAACTCCAGTCTGCCCACTCTTGTGCGGGCCACATAGCCTTATCCCATAGCCAGCTAAGACCCTTGCTTACTGGTTCCATAGTCCTGCGTTGCCCTGACAAAGTAAGCGACGGCATGGTCGAGGTAGTTTCCGTTGGTGGAAGCGATGGGCCTAATTGTGGCTGTCTAGTAGGAACAGGTGTCGGGGTTCCCTGTTTTCTAGGGTCGTTCGTTCCTTCTATTGGTGGTGGCATTATTGACCTCTATAACCAAATATTGATTGATCTTCTGCTTGTAATATTGGATCATAAGGAATTGGTGCGTCTTGATATGTAACATCTCCACCAAGCCCAATATTAACTGTACCTCCTGCACTAATTGGAGCTAAAGTGGTACCTTCTGTTAATTGTGGTATTGTCCCAGTGATCTGCGGAGTAGGGAAAAGCCGTTCATAATCAGCATCTCCGGGTCTAATAGTTCTTTCTGGAGATGCATAACCATATGATCCTGTTTGTGGATCGTAACCTGTTATCGGCAAAGGGGTCACAGATGATCCCGGCATAAAGTTACTTGGTACTTCATATCCTCTCATCTTGCTATAATCTATTTCCTGAACCCACTGTCCATCCCTAAACACCTCTTTCATAGGGGTACCTTCACCACTTGTATACCATTGCAGTTGGGTTCCGTCAGCAGTCAGTTCAGCTGGTATTGAAAATGGACTAGCGAATGGATTGTGTAATCCCCACATGGTTATATTCTGCGCCCTCTGTGGCAGTCTTGGAAAGATATCCTCCATAAACCGAGAACCAGAGGCCTCTGCTCTCATCATGTCCATTTGGCCTGTTTCAGGGTCAGCTGTCCAAGGCGCAGGAACATACGTAAAGCCTGATAACGGTTGAAGGTCACCCTCTGGAGTTATTCCACTACTACGGCTTACCTGATCCATTACCATGTCCATCGCCAGCGCTCGACCCTGTGCGTTAGACACCAAGCCGGGGTAATTTCTAAACACTTCTTGTAATAAAGAATCAATTTTAATGGTTGCGGGATATTCACCGCTTTCGTAATCAAATCCACGTTGTGACGGATCACCCGGTATGCCAAGTCTTTCACGTAGTGAATACCCATCACCGAATAAAGTTGTGTCCTTAAACCTGTCTGGCTTAGTCCGATATTCGGTAATAGCCTGTTCATTTATTGCGTAAGGAAGTACGTCTCCATAAAAATCTTGCACCCATGCCTTTGCTTCAGGGACAGGTTCACCTATTTGTTCACTCTGCTGTGCCTGACTCCAGTAATTGTATGTAATATTGTCAATCACATCATCAGAAGGAACTTTTCCTTTATAGATCGTTTTTAATGCACTGGTAACCACTGTGCGTGTTTTATCCCAGTCTGCTAAGTTAGCGTACCCAGCTATGCGATCTTCTTCAGCTTTTTTCGATGCTTCTCTTGAAGCCTTATCACGAGCTGCTTCCCTGTCCAAGGCCGTAACATCGGGTCTCTGGTTCCATGCAGTATTAAAGGAAGCACCAGACATCTTAATAATGTCTTCTGGAGTCCATTTAATTGTTCCAAGATCAGTTCTTGCTTCACGCCACCCTTTAACCTTGTCCCCAAAAAGCTGCGCCTGCTGATTAACATATGCATCACGTTGTGCTACAGCAGCAGCTTCTGTTGGTTTAAGAATTGAATTTCTTTGTCTTTCACTCTCAAATCTCTTTTTGAACCACGCTACAGGATCACTTGTAATCGCCTGGTAATCTTCCTCTGTCAGCTGAACATCAGCCTGACGTGCTTCAAGAATTTCTCTCTGTTCTGCTTGAGTTTTTGGGTTATCAGTAAAATGCGTAAGAAGAAAACCTAAATCTAACTGCTGTTCGTTTGTTCCTTCTGGCCCCGCATTTAACATGGCCCGCTTAGACAATGTTTTTATAGCAGGGTTATATGCTGTTCCCTGTCTTTCTAAAGCAGCTTCAATCTCAGGCCAGAACTTAACAACCTGTTTAGCCGCTTCTGGTCGAGTCATTGCATCAATGAGACCAAGGTCTTCAGCTGCATCAAGATATGCTGCCTGTTTTAAATCTGTCGTAAAATGTAATGGTTGGTTTTCTACTCTTGTTTCCTGTATAGCCTTAACATCCCTTAAAGCCATTAGAATTGGAACCCATGAAGAAGGAACATCTCCTTCAAAAGTAGTTAACCCGCCCCACGTAAGAGGTTGTCCTTCTACCTGTACTGTTGTGCTTGCGTGTGGATTTAAAACAAATGTTTGAATTAAATTAGCAGCTATAGTCCTTTCTTCTTCTGTTGGAACCCTTCCTGTCTGTGCTTCAAAAAGCTCATTCCAAGCTACATACGATTCATCAAAAAATAAGACTACATCCTCAATATTAATATGATCCCGCGCACCTTTAAATTCATTTCTTGCTTCCTGCACGTCACCTGCAACATCATCTAACTCTTGATCAAAGTAAGCTGCCTGTCGTGCCATCCAGTCAATGCTTAACTTAGAGTCTGGCAGCCTCACTATCATGTCACGAATTTCTTTCAGCACCTCTCTAAGGATAGTCTTATCCCAGTTATAATATGGACTCTCATAAGGTTTAGGCCCGGCCATTTCTTCTCCCTAACAAAACATCAGGTCTTAAATTATTTGCTCTAGCCCATGCATTGAAATCCTTACGTTTAGGCTTTGGAACATACTGATCTTTAAATGCTTCAACCTGTTCCCTAAATCTTAACTGTGCAGTCAATACAGGGTCTCTTAATAAATCCGTTTCTTTTCCTGCCATTATCCTACCCTTTGCCCTGACGGCATATCTCTACCGAGGCCAGTTGCCGTCCCTAGTTGTGAACCTAGAATATCAAGTCCGCCAAGCCCCTGTGGGTATACAGACTCACGTCCTGCCCCTGTAGCCATCCTCTGCCCCTGTATATTTTGCTCTCCCGGCCTTTGAAGTTGCGCCTGGTTTGGAAGATACTGCGTTCCAAGCTGGTTCCCTGTTGGTGGTGCAATATCCGCAGCCTGCGCCCTCTGCTGTTCCAGTTGAACAGCCTGTGCAACTTCTGCCGCCTGTTCCGCTCTTGTCATTTCAAGAAGTTTTTCAGCAGCCATCTGGTTCTGTTCCTCAAGCGGATTTGTAATACCAACTCTTCGCTGCGCTTCATATAGACTGATAAGTCCTGACCCACCATTCCATAGCCTAAGTGCAAGTAAAGCTTCACGCTCTCTCTCTTCTGGAGCCTCTGCTTTAAGGCTTACATTATTCTCATAGAATGCCTTAATATCATTTGGCTCAATCGATTGATCAAACTCATGTACTGTACTTCTTCCATGAACAGTAACCCTACCCATAGCCTTATTATTCACAAGTTTAAGGAACTTCTGGTTTGCTTCTTCCATTCCTCTTGCCATAGCGTCTGCAAACTTACCAAATACAAGTCTGCCTGTACCCGCAAGTACCGATAATGCAAATCCTGTAGATACCCCTGAAGGTCGCATACCACGCACTACGTTAGGAAAAGTTGCTTCCTCAATCATGGTTTGTACCATGCCAAGCTGTTGCAGTATTTCCTGTGGAGGCATTGCTAATGGTGACGGCTCTATCTGGACATTTGGACGTACCCAGTTCTTAGAAGCAAACAGTTCGTACTCATCCATAGTTGATTCAGCTGATGAAGCTGGCCCATAGAAGTCTATGGTTCTCCATGCATACTGCCTCAATATAGCTTCATACTGTGTAATCAATCTCGCTTCTGAGTCAAGAAGACTATGTACAGGTTTTAGTATCCCCTGATATCTATGTTCAGGAGACCCAACATCATAATCTATTGATGATGCTGGCTGTATCTTTATATACGGATTAAATCCATAGCCGTGTTTGTACGGCCCCCATACCCATTCACCGTCTGCCATTCTTCCACACCAGGTGTCGTCCCAGTACTCGAGGAAAGTAACAGTTTCCGATGTGGGCATAACTGGCGCCCACTCTGGATAAAGTGCGCGGATATCATTGCAATGAGCCTCATAGAACTCAATTGCCCACTTCATCCCTGCTCTTGAATCATCCCAAATTAAGTTCTTTGGATTTACTGCATCCAGTATAAAAGGAAAAGATATATCTCTTTCATCTAAATGATCTTTTAATGCATCTTTATACTCTTCTTCCGAATCATAATCATCCAATTTTGGGCTATCAGGCCATTTGTCTCCATCCCACCATGCTTTCATGAAGGACACGCCGTATTGAATAGAATGTTTTACAACAGTTCTTTTCTTGTGTTCGGGTATATGCATCCATACGCCCTGTAAGAATTTCTGTATTCTCTCTGACCTATTCTTCGCACGAGGCGATGGGGCAGGAACAAATATAGATGGATTATTTACATCCACATGGTCTGTTGCGACATTAACAATAGCGTGAGGAGTTGCAGGACGAACTGGATCAATCGGCATATCATCTGGAATCGGAACAGTTCTTGTTCCAAAATAGAATTCATCTTCTTCATCACACTGAGCATGGAACTGCTCAAAGTGCGTTCGATATGTTTCAAATATCTGTAAAACTTCTTCATCCGTTGGCTTGGAATCATCATAGACCTGATCACCGGGAACCAGCGGATTACCTGTATCAAAATTTATCAATACCATTAGAGATCAACTCCTGCTTTATCCCATCGATCTTCTACACGTTTTAGTCTTCTGTCCTTCATGTATCGTTCACCAAAACTCATCCCCATTGTACCGTATCCACTGTTGGCTTCCGCCTGTGTAGGTAAGTATCTTCTTCCCGGACCTCTTCTTCTCGACTGATATGAAACTGGTTCGTTACATGCATTTAATGCCAGGGCCAGAGCAAACACTTCGTCGTCATGTTCACCAGCTGGCGCCTGTGCCTTAAAGTTTCCATTTGACATTCTTATATGTTGAAACGCTCTCAGCTGTCTCAGCATTATAGGGATAGCTGGAAACTGTATTGTCTTATGTTCCATTGCCACGGTTAAATTTGCAAGTACTTCTTCACGTACACTTCTCTGTAAAGATATACCTTCGACTGGCATATTGTATGCCATCAGGTCTTCGACCATAGCTTTACCCATACCAGTTGCATCAGCAATTATTCTCTGTAATCCCCACTCCTCGTTGATAGCCACTATATGTTGTTGTACCTGTGACCATGACTCTGAGTCCCAGAACCTGTGATATACAACTCTTCGTTCATCGGCATCCATTACGGTAAGAACTGTAAAGTCACGGCTGACACCAAGGTCAAGTCCTGCGACATAGTTCTTTCCCGGTAGGGGAGCGTCAAGTAAATCACCTGCGATACATTCCTCGATGTTTGAAAAGAATCCCGCTGATAGCGAGAACTCTGCGAGATACATACGTCTCCATGCTGACTCAGGCATAACCTCCTTGTCAGACTCTACCTCGTCCACATCATCTTCATTAAGTAATGGATTCTGGTACACCGTGTAATGGAAATACCTGTGGTTCTTATATGCACCTCTTTGAGCTGCTGCACATCCACGCCTGAACCAGTGTTCAGGGTAGAGGGAAGGGATGCCTTCATAGAAGGCTTTCCCCATTCGACCTGCCTGTCTAAGGGTAGGTCGCAATTTTTCAGCTGCTGCATTTGGGATATCCTGTGCTTCAGATACCCAGAGGAAGTCCAGCCCCACAGTCTGTAACGCCTGTGCATTATCAGCAGATTTCATTTCTATAAGTCCCCACACTTCCTCAGTCATACCATTCAATGTAATGGTCATATTCGCCTGGTTAACTTCTCGTATCCAGTCAGGATTAAGAAGTTGTAGTAGTTCGTTCCATGCCTGTCTGCCCTGTACGTAGGATGGAGCAACTACCCATGCGTGAAACCCCGGTGGAACAAGTTGATACCTGTTAATTGATTCCATCGGACGGCTGAGAGATTCGTAATATGCGGACTCTAACTCACCAAGAGCGCAACGAGACTTACCCCAACGTCGTGCCGCCTCTAACCATTTCTCCTTGGAATTAAGACTGTGTACTTCTATCTGACCTTCGTGTGGACTATACCGCGTCCTCAACAATTGCTGTGTCATCTTCTATCTCCAAGTACCTGTGAGGTGTTCGTCGATCTGGTATTACCGCTCCGGGAACTAGATCATCTGCGACAATTGGTTTGATCTTAGGTTTTACTTTACCACGTCCGCCACCCTTTGTTGGCCCTTCTTCATCTGGTAATGCCTGTATCTGCTTGATCACAGCAAGTCGTTTTTCCACTGGTAGTTCGGGATCGTTAAGCATCTGTACAAGATGCCACTTCGCCACACGTTTAAGTTCATTGTTTGGCAGTTCATCTACTGCGGTTGCTCTTTGTCGTATCAGCTTGGCAGCGACACTAAAGTAAACATTCTTTCTTACCCACTTGGTAAGCCATGACTGTGACCGTCCAACATAAGCAAGTGCGCCTGAGTCCTTTGCATGAAACTGTCTTACCCAGAGGAACGCCTTCATCTCTGATGTAAAAGTTTCCCAACCTTCTATCTGCGATCCGTAATCACTTCTCTTTGCAGCTGAAGCGATTGTCGAAGATATGAGTGCTGGATGTATATCTACTGCTTCTTTACGTGGCATTATTTTTTCTTCAGCATATCTCTGATATCTTCATAAATAAATTCATCCTTAAGGAGCGATTTAACTTCAATTGGGGATATCCCATATATCTGTGAAATCTGTTGTGCTTTATGGAAAAAATTATCAGACTTTAAAAATTCCTCAAATAACTTTTCTTGTTTAGGGCTTAATCCCTTGGTCTGCATTTGTCTATATGGCTCATCTTTAAGTTTAAGATGTTTATCAAGACGCTCAGAAGTAACACCCTGTGGCCTTGCCCCTTTTCCTTCATTAGGCAGTCTGCTTCCTATTATATCTGAGGCACCAACTCTTGTTCTGATAGCTTCCCATATTTTTGCCTGGTCAGCAATTGATACCTGACCTTTTGATGTTGTATCAGAGTAATTTAATAGTGGTTGTAATCTATCTGAATCCCAAGCCTCCATTGCATAGACATCCCTACGCTGAAAAGAGTCGGCAAGTTTATCTTTTGGCAAATACCCTCTGATATCTACTTTCCATGGGCTTCGACTAAACAACTGATCCATCGTTGGTATTGCTTCGTCACCAAGTCTTTTAAAATTACTTTCATCGTATAGCCAATCTTCAAATGCATCATATAAAACTTTTCTTCCTTCTATATCAAAACCAGGATATGCCTCGACTCGGAATTTAAGTGTGTCGTCACTAGCATCAAGAACATCAAATACATACGTATCCGATCCAGTTCTATTAAATTTGTCCGCAAGATCATCCATAAAAGGATACTGATGAGATACTGGTATACCTTCACCTAATCCGCCCTTGAAGTATGGACTGTCTGGTTGAAACCGACTTCCTCCCATAAAGTCAGCCATTTCGCGAGAGGTATTCGTAACATCCTGTATTTTAAATTTACCACCTTCCGTTATTGATTCCAGTACCCTTTGTCCTGGCTGTAATAAATCTGCCGAAGTTCCTTCAGCAGTTCTTCTTATATTCTTCAATGCTACAGCAGAAATCGGGCCAACCATCTTGCCGATATCAGCAGCATGTCCAAGTATTTGTCCACCTGGAACAGCCTCTCCGATATCGAGAGCTGCGTCTAATGCGTCCCATCCACCTTGCCACTCTTCCGTTCCAGCTCGATGCATCCACGACCCAGGAGTAACATCACGCTCTTTGGCTTCCTGTATATTTTCTTGCCACCCAAGATGCATTGGAGAAAAAGAACCGGGCGCAATAGCATGTTGAAAAAACCCAAAAGGCATTTGAAATGACGAAACATTCTGTTCGTCTACGGTTAGTCCTGATCGTTGTGGGGGTACAGATGAATAAGTTGGGCCACCGATATTAATGTTCTGTTCAAATGGTGCAGCTGGTAATCGGTTAACAAGTCCTAGGGGAGCAATCTGTCCCTGATGAAACCTTGCACCTTCAGGTTCAAAGGCCGGATCTTTCCATGGTTCTGCCATATCTAGAATCCAAAGGGATTCATCTGCATTTGTCTCATCCAAGGAATATTGGCGCCGTACTGATTCATAATTTCCCTGAATCCCTCTGGTGTCATTTCTCTTCCTGTCCATACCCTTGGCACACCCTGAAAGGAATTACCGAAATTCCTGTTTGGTGCCTGGTAATGCGGTGTGTTTCTAAAAAAATCTGACCCATAATAATCCATCGGATTCATACCAGGACGAAACTGTCCGCCCTGCCAGTGGTTTAACATTCCATGCTGACCTCTATATGCATCTTCTCCACCAAAAACCGTACCTTCTGGAGTACGGTATGGAACAGGTCTCGACCATGCTGGATGCATAGGATTAATTGAATAACCCGGAGCGTGAACTCCCTGCCCGGTAAATCCAGGAGACGTCCTAGTGTCCCATATTGGGTTCATGTTCATCATTCCAGATTGCACAAGCCGTTGAGCAAAAGGCATAGGTGTTGCCTGTGGGGCTTGCTGTTGTATGCCTGATGGTAAATTATTAGTCCTTACTCCTGTCTGCCGTGTCGGGTCAACAGGGTCGTTAAAAGTCTGTTGTTGTTGTTTCCTGGTGTTCCGTTTCGCCTTTGACTTTGGACTGCGCTTAGGTGACCAAGTGTCAGGAAAATTGATTGGATTCCAAGCCAAGCTACGCCGTGTGTTTGGGTCAACTGGATCGTTAACCCCTGACTGACCACCTGTAAATTGATATCGCATCGTCATGTCAGTACTTCCTTTTCTTCATTGCCTTTTTCGCGGCAGCCTTGCCTTTCTTAGTATAAGGGAATTTCTTCTTTCCTACCTTCGGCATATTAATCTCCTTAAAGATTACCGAGGAGGAAAATCGTAAAAAACCTCCCCGGCAACCTACCGTTTAGGATGAGGGAAAAAAACACCAAGGATAGATATGGCGGAGAACATAATCT